ACCCCAGCCGAACGTGTCCGCATCACTGCCGCTGGCTTGGTCGGCATCGGCAAAACTCCCGCCACTTACAAACTGGAGGTCAGTGGCGACATCGACATCACTGGAGTCTACCGTATCAATGGCGTGCCACTCACCAGCGGCCAACCCCAAACCCCGTGGGCACAGGACATCCACGGCAACAGTAAAATCCTCTACAGTGTCGCTGCCATAGGCATCCAGGTAGCCAGCCCACAGGTTGCCCTGCAAGTGGCCGGTCAAATCTGGTCAGTCGCCGACACAGTCATCCTGGAATACGCCGCCCACAGTAGCGGGTACGGGCGGGTTGGATGCATGAGCTTCCATCCGTTGACACTCTGGACCGACCAATTGGAACGGATGCGGATCACGGCGGCGGGAGACGTGGGAATCGGCATCGCTGCTCCGGGCGCAAAACTCCATGTAATGAAGGGGACTGATGATTCCGACGCAATCTTAGTCTCCGGTGCGAGTACGACGCAATTCATGGCGTTCCAGTCGAACGCAGCCGCCGGTCGCATCCTGCACTGGAACGGCAGCGGCTTCGGCAACATCCACCTCTGCCCCAGCGGTGGCAACGTGGGCATTGGCACCACCAATGTTACCTCTGGACGTTTCACTGTCGAAGCGGCCACTGACCGTGTGCTCATCATCCGGGGCGACCCAGTGTCATTTGGCTTCCCTCCCGGCCTGCTCGGCCCAATCCTGGAAGGCGTAACCTCTGCCCAGAGTGCCTTTGCTCCGATCACACTTACTGCCACGACTATTAACCTGATGCCATTTGGCGGCTCCGGTGTCGTTGCTGGCGTAGGTATCGGCACCACCGCTCCCGCCCACGCGCTCGACATCGTGGGTAACTGCAACGTCACCGGCCAATACCTTGTCAACGGTGTACCACTTAGTACTGGCGGCTCCCAGACCCCGTGGGCGCAGAACATCGACGGCAATCAGAAATGGCTCACCAACGCATATGCCGTCTCGATCAACTCGCCCGTCGCGGGATTCGATCATTTCACGGTGGTATGCAACCCATCGCCGACCGGGACCGCGACATTTATCAACAATGTGGGCGTCGTGAACGGCTACAGCATGAGGCTTCGCCTCGGGCCGCACAACGGATTCATCTCTAATCCTCAACTCTGCCCATATGTCGAATCATTCAGCGATGCGTCAGGCTATGGCGGTCTTGCCTTTGGCACATACAGAGATGCCACAATCGAGCGGATGAGCATCACGCCTGACGGTGGTGTCGGTATCGGGATGAGATGTGCGGCTGGCGTGATGTTGGATCTCGCCGGGAGCATATTGCGTATGAATTATGGCGGGGCTGACTTCCGGTTCAACTGCAACACCACATCTGCAATCGGCACGGCGACCGCTCACCCGTTGCAGTTCTATACAGGCAATGTTCAGGCCATGCTCATATCGGCGACTCAAACAGTCGGTATTGGCCCGGATACGCCATCCTCTAAGCTCACTCTCTCTGGCGGACCTATGGAGATACGCGGCGGGAACGCCATCATGCTCCGTCCCCCGGATAACTCCTACCATTGGGAGATAAGCTCCATCGCTGCCGGTCTCCAATTGAGATCGGGCGGCGGTCCTATTGGCATGACCATAAACGCAAGCGGTCAGGTTGGCATTGGTCAAATGAGCGCACCCTATCAAACTCTCTCGATCATTGCTCCCGGTACGATCACCGGTTTTGCCGCCGCCGGTCTACAGGTCCGCATTGGCGAGTCATCCAACAACGGCGCATACGGCATGGGACTCGGCTTCTGCTACATCAACGCCGTCTGGTCAGGCGTAATCCAAAACGTAGGCCCCGCCCCCGGCCCCATGTTCATCAACCCACTTGGCGGCAACGTAGCCATCGGCAACATCGGCGCGATGCTTCCCACCCAGCCCACCTGGGTCAATCCCCCCAACCTGCTCACAATCGTCCCGACCGCCAACCCCACCAACTTCACCAAAGCCCAACAACAGGTGCTCATCTGCGAGGGTTCCGCCAACCCCGGCTACGGAATGGCAATGGGCTACTCCTCCTACGCTGGCGGGTTCTACGGAGGCTCCATCCAGGCATGGCACGCCGCTGGAGTAGGTACGTTGTACCTGAACCCGTCAGGGGGCAATATCGTCATGGGGAATTCGGCACCCGGTGGAGCAGACACCGCGAATATGCCGCTTGGGACAATGATGATCTACTATAATCATACGAACAGTTACTTGTATTTCTACATTAAAAGAACCGATACCCAAGTGATAAGACAGGCCGCGTTCTTATGTTCATAGAAAGAGGTTCAAATGACTTACACAGAATCAGCCACACTCATGACCGACCAGACCTTTCGGGGCCGTGTCCAGGTGGCCGTCCTCAAATACGCCGACAGCATCATGATAGAGGCATCGAGCGTGCCAGCGCACAATACCCGTGAACGCTGGGCGGTGCAAGCAATGCAGAACCCGGCAATGGTAGCCGCGCAGATCCAACCACCCACCGTCATGGACCCCGCAGTGCAGCAGGATGGGGCGAGTGTCACAGACGCGGCATTGCAAGCCGCCGTAGAAGGTGTCGTCAATAAGTTACTATAAATATCCTATGCAATCCCTCACCCTACCCTACTACCAGCGTGTCATGCTGTGGAACATGCTAGGAAACCACCAAGCCGCCAACCTCAAGGAGGCGAGTGTATATTTACGTGTCATCGAGAAAATACGTCTCACTGACCAGGAGCAGATCGACAGCGAGTTCACCCAAGGGGGCCAGCAATATGGGTGGAAGCTGCCATTCGCAACCTTTGGCACACGGGACATCGACCTGGAAAACGAGGAGGCCAAATGCCTCTCAACTGCAATAGAATCAGCGGCCCCAGTGCGGGTCATCGACGCCGAATGGCTGTCCAGCCTAGTGTCCCAGCTGGCCCGTCCCGCTATGGAGTTAGTCACTAACCACCAGTAAAACAGTAACGTTACAATACGCCGTCTCTCACTTTGCTGTTGACATCCCGTGTCACTATCGTGTACTCTACAGCCTAGAGGAGTACCACACATGCCCAGCACGATGGACATGAACGAGCGCACGCTATACCTCGGCCTGAAGCCCACCGGCACCAAGGCCGAGAAGTACAGTGCCGAGCGCAAGGAGGCCAAGCGTGCGTCTACGTCCAATGCCTCCAATGTTCGCATCACGGACAAGGAGAATCTTGCGACCAAGACCGAGAAGGTTCACGAGGCCCTAATGGAAGAGTCCCGCGCCAAGGCCAAGAAGCCAAAATCTAAGGGAAATGGCGATATGGAATCCTGCGGGGGCATGTACGAGTACTGCGAGATCGAGGCCATTACGCCCACTCACGTCGCCTACAAGCAAGGCCCTGACCTCTATGGGCGGACGTACATGTACGATGTGGGTACCGGCGAAGTGGAACTCGGTCCCCGCATGACGGTTCACCAGGAGCTTGTCTTCGGTAAGCCCGACGCCGCCTAGTTAGTGACTAACCTTGATATGATACTTGCGTATGGCTCTCAACCTACGCAATAATAGACAGGGGAACGGGAACGCCACGGCCACTGCCGTCAACGGTATCGACCATACTGCCGACAGCATCCCTCCTGGGCAACCTGTTCCCTTTGTCCCACCATGGGCACGTCTCGTTGACGACTTTACTGCTGCCTACCCACCGACCAGCGACAACATCGACGAGTACATTGCCGCCGTCGCCATCCGCTTTGCCATCCCCGAGATCGAACTATCCAATTACATCCGGTCCCGCATACGCAAGGGTCAACTCATTGCACGCGCCACCATGGAACGCGCCATGTATGTCAAGGCCCAGGAGGCAGCGGCACTAGTAGGTGTACGCATTGCCAAAGCCTTTGCCGTTATCGACGACGGCATGAATGCGGAGCGTGTGACATATGATCGCGAGGGTAATGCCCACTTTACTCCAGATCACCGTACTCGCATTACTGCTGCCGCCAAACTCCTCGACACCCTTGGAGCGAATCATCCTAGTAAAGCTATTGTCGAGCATGAGATAGGTGATAAGTTGGCCGCACTGTCCACCGACGAACTGCGCCTACGTCTCGTAGAACTGGTGCAACAGGCAGGCGGTACTCTACGTGCCAGCGGTGTCAAAGGTATAATTGACGTTTCACCCCCAGTTAGTGACTAACCGCAATGGCCACCACTACCACCACTCCCCAATTCACCCCGCTCCCCAACTTAGCTAATGTCAAACTCGCCGCCGACATTGCCGAACTCACCGATGAGCTAATCTTCCGCGAGTCCAATATCAACACCCCAAAGTCGGCCATGTTCTGGCTCCGCAATGGCACCCGCACCGTAGACGAGCAGGATGCCAATAGTCGCAAACCATTCCCCCTATCCCCCTACTTCGACTACATCGCCGCCGACATGATGGTGCGGCCACCCAAGGGCGAGTCCCTCATCCACGCCACATACAAGTCCCGTACCCTCATGATGTCGTGGACGGCGGCAGGCTTAGCTGCTCATATGATGGCGACCCAGCCCGACACCCGGGTCATTGTGCAATCCGCCGACCAGCCCCGTGCCGCCAAGATCATCGAGAAGATCAAGGTCCTGTTGATGAACAGCACTGACAGGCTAAAGGGTAAATGGCTGGGCGACCTGACCCTGGACCTGTTTAGCCAGTCCTATGCCGAATGCAACCTCCCCAATGGCTCCAGTGCCGCCGCCTTTGCCAGTGGCTCTGACAAGATACGCTTTGAACATGGCACCATCTACATCTTTGACGAAGCCTCACTAGAAGACGAGTTACTCGAATGCGTTACCAATGCTCTCGCCGCCAAGACCCCGTTCATATGGCTAATCGCCACAGCCAAACCCGGCCCATTGAACGAAATCTGGAAGGAATGCAAGCAGATCCCCTGGTCATACAACCCCCTCCTCCACCAGGACTCGTACTCCTACACTCACCTTTTCGACCATGGCAGTCTTGCACAAGTTGGACTATCTGGACTACTGGTACCCACCCCGGGGATGAGCAATGATGTCAGTGGGCCAATACCGGGATTGACAAAGCACCTCTCTCCCCAGAAGTGGGTATTCATTCGCGTCCATTACTCCTGTGACCCGTCGATGCGGGACCCGGTCAAACTCAAGCGCGTTGCCAAGGTCTTCGGCGGCATGGGATCGCCCATGTGGAAGCGCGAGATGGAGATCGACGCCGAGGCGCTGGGCGGGGCTTTGGTGCATCCCAAATACAGTGAGGCCATCCATGTCATCCCCGATAAATCCATACCCGAGCACGGCTGTCTCTTTATGTCCATTGATCCTCATCCACGTACCGAGCACGCTGCCCTTTGGATGCTCGTTACTCGC